TTCATCTTCCGAAAAAGATCTAACCTCATTAGGTTGTGTTGTTGCGTCAAAATTTTCACTAGACATAATTAATCCGCAGGGATTGCATCTTCAATAACTTTTTCCCAAAATTGCCTAAATCCAAAATTGGAAATTACATACTCTCTATACGCTAAAGATTTACTATTTAAAAATCTTGCTATTAATTCAGCGTTCATTGCAGTAAATTGATCATAACCAGCCTGGTTAAATACTTGTGTTTTTTTACCATCAACTTCTTTGTCAATTATTGGCATTATAGAAGTTGGTGACATTTTAAATTTCTTTAACGAGTTACTAATTAGTCGATCATTATTTTTAACTATATTAGCAACGCTTGCTGATAGCCCACCAAATTGATTAAAATCAAAACCAGGTGAATTAAAAGTTGCATTTACTAAATCAGTAACATATGCAAATTTTGCTCCTTCTAAATCAGTAAAGTCACTAGTAGCTATATTACCATTTACATCTCTAGTATATTTTCCATCTAAACCTAAACTAGTCATGGTATTATCAACAGTTGAATTAAACCTTATTCTAAATTCTGAAGCACTTACACCCGTATCTGAACCACTACCTGCTGTAATTAAAGGACCACCAGGTACATCAGCAAATGCTTCTAATATATTATCATCAGGTTTTTCTAAATCAGGCTGAATCTTATCTGTTTCTTTTTCTAATTGTAACATAGCTGGAGCTACGTCTTTATCTTTTATAACTGGTCCACCAAATAAAAACTTTCTAGTAGTATCTAGTGCACCTGTTTTAAGCTCATTACCAAAATATAAATCAGATAAATTTTTAAGTTGACCTCTATTTAAATTACTAGCAACAGTATTTTCTTTTGAAGATGTTGCATCAATCATAGCTGAATTATTATTCTTAAATACAAATTTAAGATCTTCAGGTTTTAAATTTTTTAAATTTTCTATTGCTTCAGGTTTTACTGTATTTTGAATTATACCTAATGTTTCTTTCATATTATCAGTAATTAAACCTGCATGACCAAATGCTTCAACTACTTGTACTGGATACATAGTAGTTAATTGATCATAAACTTTACCCTGAGCTTTAATTTTATTTTTATTAGCACTAGATTCTGCAAAATAATTACTAGATACTGTATCTATAATTGTACCTGTTAATTCATCTTGATCATCAGCAATTCTATTTCTTGCACCTAATGCACCAATAACAAATGGTAATACTGCCATATTATACTTCCTCCTTAGGTTCTGGTTTAGCTAATAAACCTTTTGCTTCAGGTTCTTTTGGCATATCTTCTGTAATATTTTTTGAAGTTTGTTCTATTTTTTCTCTAGCTGCTTTAAGTTCTGCAATATTAGATATAAAATCTTTGTTAGATAAATCTTCTAAAGATAATGTAAGTTTTTCTATACCAGCTCTAATGCCAATAGCAGATATCATATTCATTAATGGTTGTACTAAAACAAATGATAAATCAGGATTAAACTTTCCATTTAAAAAACCTGAAAAAGTCATAACTCTTACAATAGCTTCAACAGGAACTCCTGAGTCTAGCATACCAATTACTTGTTCTACTACTTCGGGTTCTGTAACTCTATCATATAAAAATGCCATAGCCTCTTCAGGATTAGTATATTGTGGTGGATGCTCCCAAGGATAGTTTCCTGGTTCGTCAGTTAATGACTGGCCTGGTATTGGTGCATCAAATGGATCTACTTCTGGTTGAGTTAAATTACTTATATTTTTCATATTATCCTAATTGTTTTTGATAGTATTTAGCTTGAGCTAATCTTAAAGCTCTTGTTCTGTATTCATCTAATACTTTTTGTAAACTTACAGCAGTATTAGGTATATTTCTACCAACTGTAGATACAGCTCCTGTTGGTGATCTTGTATTAGTTCCTAATGCATACTTTCCTGAAAGTCTAACTTTATTATTTTTTAATCTTTGAATGGTATTCATATAGTTTGCAAATTGTTTTTGTCTATAATCGTCAGCACCCATACCTAGTGTTTTCTTAACAGCTGATTGAGTTTTTTCAATTATCTTACCAAAGTCTGCATCAAAGCCTTGTGTTGCTTCATTTACAAAACCTATATTTTTTTTAGCTTCGTTATTAAAAAATTTTTTTAAATTATATGATTGCATTTATCCTCCTATTAACTTCCTGCAAATACTTCCATACCAAACTGACCAAGTAATCCATACAATGCAGCTTTTTGTGCTTCATTCTGTAAATCTAAAGATGTTGTTCTTTCTAAAGCAGCAATTGCTAAGTTATGGTTTCTATTACTTTCATTTTGTGATGATGTATTTACCCAAGATGCTTCATCTCTCCACTGTTGCCATAATGCAGACATTGCAAAGTTACTTAAGTTTAATAAGTTCATTGCATTAGTTTCATTAGCAGCATTGACAGCTTGTGTATTAGCAGTGTTTATTGATCTTCTCCAAGTAGCATTAGATTGATCTATTACTCTTTGATTCTCTACATTAAATCTTCCTCTAGCATCTTCTAAAGTTTTATTATATTGTGATATTGCAGTTGTTCTCTGTGCATTTGAATCTGCTATTGCTGTAGCATTCTTAGCATTTAATGCTGTAACTTTATTAGACTCTGCAAGATTAAACTGAGCCATTGCATCAGCTCTTTGAGAATTTTGTGTTTGAATACTAGTATTTAAATTATCATAAAATTGATTAACTTGATTTTGACTAGTTGCATTAAATTGTAATGATGCATTTCTAGCAGATTGATCTGATAATAATACTTGTTGTCTAGTATGTAAATTTTGTAAATTAGCTTGCTGGCTATTAGATAAATTAGCCATATCCATTTGTAAATATGATTGTGCATTTACAACAGCAGCTTGTTGATTATTAGCTAAGTTTTGAAATATAACTTGTTTATATGTTTCTGCATCTGCAGCAGCAATAGGTACAGAAGATTTTAATATACCTTCTGCTAATGCTTCAGCTAACATTGTAGAAGATCCTAATCCTCTAGCTTGCATAGTTGCTTTTGCAGCTTCAGCAGCTCCTCTAGCAAATGCAGGTAATGGTGTACCTTGTTGTAATGATTGTTGAATATCACTAGAAATATTTTCTAGTTGACCTTGCACAGTTGCTCTTGAATCTATACTTGCTAATGATTGTTGTGCTGCAGTCATAGGAGCTGTTACAGTTCCTTGTGCAGCTGTCATTGTAGGCGAAGTGCCTACTACATCAGCTGTAAATTGTCCAGCTGTCTGTGGCGTTACTCCAGCAACTTGTTGTGTAGTTGTAGCAGTTCCCATAGCAGCAGTTGGTGCTGTTGCTTGTGCAGCTGTAGCTGCTAATGTACCCGTTACACCAGGTGTAGCTAATAGTTCATTACTTTGAACATTTTGAGCTTGAGGTGTAATAGTTCCACCTTGAGGTAATGTAGGTGTAGTTAATAAACTATCTATTAGACTAACAGATTTTTTAGTGCTAGTCTGTTGTGTTTGTTGAGGTGCTAATGCACCTGCTGGTAATGTTGTTGCCATTATTTACCTTGTCCTCTATATCGTTTCATATTTTTTTTTGCGTGTTTATTTGGTCTCTTAGCGTGTCTGCCAGGTCTTTTCTTTTTTGTTTGCCTTACAAAATTATTAACGCCAAAGAGGGATTTGCGTTTTGCCATATTATTCTATTGTTTAAACCAAGAGGGTAATCCTAAATGTTTTCTTTTGTCATAAAGATTTTTATCTGCATCTTTTGATTTTTGATTATTATAATGTAAGAATACTTGAGCACAATTATCTCCTTGAAATTCTTCTCTCCAATGTTCTAATTCCATACCTCTGTATACTAACATATCACCAGGTTTTAAATTAATCATCACACCTTTGTTAGCACTAGATACAGTTATTTTTTTTCCATCAGGTATACCTACATTTTTTTTAGGTTCTAAATGTATAGGCCATGGATCACCACCAAGATTTAATGTTGTAGATATTTCACAACTAAATCTATCTTTATGCCTATGTAGTATATCTCCTGCTTTGTATATTCTAGCATATGAATATGTTGGATTTAATTTTAATTTAGTATACTTTTCCATTATTGGTAAAGTTCTAATTAATAAAGTTTCCATTGCTATATCTGCGTAGTGAGAATATGTATTTGGAACTTGTGAGTCTGCCCATGTTCCCCATTCTTCTGTAAAGTTAGATATATACCTTTCATCAAATAGAGTTCTTGCAACTTGTCTCTTCATCATAAAATAATTATAAACAAATGTTGCTATTTCTTTTGGAACAGCTTCTTTGATAACACAATATTTATTTTTTTGGAAGCTCATTATTTGCACTCCTTTCTTTTGATATTGCTGTTTCAACAACTTTTATATTCCAATGTATAAATCTAAATGGTTCTAATCCTGCATCTACTGAAAACTCGTGTGGAACATAGCCTGGAAAAATAATCATTGTTCCTGGTTTAGGTTTGTAATGCACTTGATTACTCCCTAATGTAATTTGATCTGGATTTTTCGTAAACAACTTTGTCATTTCTGCACCAGGTCTTGGATCATGAAATATAGGATAAGATGTTTTTTCACTACATTTTAAAAAATAAAATCCTGATACATGCTGATTCCAATGTTGATGTGTAGAATGATGACCACCACCTTTTTCACTAAATTCTTGTACCCAAAATTCTGTAAAGTGTAAACTGTGATTTTGTAAATTAAATCCTTGCCAATCTAAAAACTCATAAGATCGTTGTCCTATAAATTGAACTAAGTCTTTTACTTTAGTATCATTAGAAAAACTTTCGCTATGTTTAGATAAACCAAATGTACCTATATCTTTCTTCCATTTAGGTTCATTCTTTAATTTATCTTTTAAAAGTTTGTCTGCTTTCTTAATATATTTATCTGTTACTTTAATTGCGTTTTTCAAAAACATGGGTGCTTCTGCAATCCATATTGGTGTTTGAAAATAAAATGCAGATTTAAAATCTACATGCCCTTTTGGCTTTTGAGTTGTACTACTTCCCCCTTGTATCATGTTATTTAAATGGCCTCCCTAAGTTCCATATTACTAATGAATAACGTGTGCCTGATGTTACTGGTTTGACTCTATGCCAAACAAACGAGGGGAATACTACTAAAGATCCTTTTGGTAAAATTTCTTTACAAACATGTATATTTGCTTTTTTATCAGGATCTTTATCTCTTAAATCAAATTCTAATTCACCACCTTTATAATCTTTTGGATCACTTAAAGATACTGTTACAGATAATTTTCTAATCTTACCTTGTGTTGGTCCAGGTTCTACATATGGTTTGTCCCATGAATCACAGTGCCAATCATAATATTGATTTAATTTATATTTTGTAAATTGACAAGATTCTGACCAATCCCATTCAAAGTTCCAACCAGCATTTGTATTTGCCATTCTAATATAAGGTTGAATTTCTTTGTAAATCCATCTATCATTCATCCAAACAATATTAGAATTTCTTTTTTTCTTAATATCATTTATTTCATTATCTGTTAATGGATTTTTTTTTAAATCTCTATCCCTACCATAACCACCTGTAATTGCTTGTGTCTCTCTTTGTTTTTCTGATTTACCATACTTAACAATAAGATCACATATTCTTGTTGGTATTGCAGATTCAAAGTACCAATAATAATTAGATAAATTCATAATTAATTGTTAAAATTATATTTAATCCATTAGAGGTATTTGGTGAAAAAGAATATTTATTAGTAGCTGGAAACATTATAAAGTGATTATTTTTTATAGGTATATGCCAAGTTCTATTTTTTCTTCTGTTATCATCATATTCAATAATACACTCTGAAGATCCTTCTTTAACATCTATACCATATATAACTGTATAGTCTGGTGAGTTGCGCAAATCAACAGGCTCAACTTGATTTCTTGTCCAAGACTTCTCTTTGGGATGCATGACATTACCATGTATATTTTTATGCACTAAAGTAAAACCATATTCTACTCTAATGTGATCTCTTAGATAATCTTGCATCCATTGTAAAGGTTGAGAAAAAGGAACTACATAATCGTCAAATGAATAAGTTTTTGGATTACTATTAATGCTATTTTTCTTTACATAAGATTCTATAATGTCGTTTCTTATTTTATCTCTATCAATATCAAAACCTTTAGGCATATTGATAGGTCCGTGTATCAGAGATATTTCTGATAATATTATTTTTTCCATATATATATTATACACTCCTATTAAAAAAAGTCAATATTTAAAGGGGTATTTTATATATTATTCTTTAGCTGTTTTATCCCAAGATTGTCCAGCTTCATTCCACGCATAGTAATGCGTAAGAATTTCTTCTTCAGATAATGCTGGTTCATCACCAATTGGTGATTGCCATCTTGCTTCTGCCACATTTAGAACCCAACTAGCATAAGGTTTTTTAGGTAAGAACAAATCATTGTCCTCATCATAAATCATACCTATACCAGCATAATTACCTCTTAAAGGT